CCCCTCAGTTTCTCTCAATAAGAACAATCCCCTTCTCGACTCGGAGATCCATTGCCCTAGCGAAGCTCTTAAGCCACCGTCTAACGGTATGAAGTGGCATCCCCAAAGTATCGCCTATCTCTGATATCGAGATTCGGTCATGCTTGGAGAGTAGTGCGGCAATGGCCGCGCATTGGTCGCGCATCCTGTCCCTATGGCTTCCATGATCGGCTTTGTCCATACTTTGAGGCCTCTCAGAGATCCGTTTACGGCATAATCCTGAACCCAAATACAACGGCGACCAGGTTACCGCAGCTTAAAGCATCCTCCAGCCATTCGATAGACGGGCGCTGCGCCGCTCTAAAACTGCCGCAGGTTTCGCACGAGAAGCCTTCCCAGCGCCTCGACAGGGCCAGGTCGAGACAACTTTCATAATGTTCGCAAAGCACCTGCCTGTTGACCTTTGAAAGCTCATCGACCTCGCGTGCCGGGATTGGATTCATTTGACAACCCATGCTTTTGACGAATATTATCGACACGCGCTATCGGATATCTACATCAAGAGCCCGCCCCCGTCAGGTGGGTTTCTTGCTTTACAGACCAGATTGCAATTTCTCCGTTCTGTCCGACTTTCCGGACCCCCAACAGGAGGAAAGCCATGAGCCTAGTTTCATACGCCTCGCAATGTAGCGGATTCGAAATGGAATTAGCTGAATCTCTAAGCGAAGCTGATTTAGACGCCTTGCGGTCCGACTGCAAAATCCTCGGTTTACGCGGATGGGATCAATGGCTCTTCGATAACGACGAGCCGATATCTGACTTTGTGGAGGCAACTCCATCTGTACGTCGGAAAAAGAAAGCATGGCAAGAGCCCGTTTTGCGGCGGCGGTTAACCCTGGCGGCGATCTATCACGTGAGGATCGCGGGTGCGATGCTACGGTCGGCCGATTTTCTCGCCGTTCGAGTAGGCATTTCCTATCGCGAGATGGCCAAGTCGGCTGCGCAGGAATGCTTTCATCTTCTGCCAGCGATGCTGAAACGTTGGCCTTTTGAAGATCCAGATCCTTTTTCATCAAATGTCCCCTTATGATCCATCGTCCTCAAGGGAGGGCCGCTTAAATGCAGAAATAAGCCCCTTAGAGGCGATTTCCTGACCTGCCGGAGTCGGCAGTCTCAGGCTTCCCGAACCTTTATGGCCTGTAGCCCCTTAGGAGTGCTTTCAACTTCGAAAGTTACGTCTTGGCCTTCGTTCAGGATTCTGAAGCCTTCTGCCTCAATGGCGCTCCAATGGACAAAGACATCAGGCCCGCTGTCCGCTTCGATAAACCCATAGCCTTTTCTAGCATTGAACCACTTGACTTTGCCTGTTGCCATTTCAAAGTCTCCGATTCTCCATCAGTAGTCTAAGGATTAAAGGCTTTCCAATCTCCCAATGCCTCAGTTCCTCAATCTGTTTTAATTGCATCTCTCACCGCTTTTTCCAGGCGCTTTTTGACCGTGGGCGTGAAGGCCTTAAGGGCATTTTCCATAAAATGCCGCCCTTTCTGCTCCGGATGGTGGACGCGCTTTAGCACCCACTCCCTGCCCTGCCAGGTAAAGGCCAGGGCCATCTTGTTCTTCGGCAAGATGTCGTAGGCCGCAACGCCGTCGTTCAGCCATTTCATGTACGGGGCTTCGGGGCCTCCCGTGCGGACCGTGGCCGTGATCGAGTCTGATGTCTGTTCGACGCCTTGGCTTTGAGTAGACCGTCGCCCTATGCCAGACGGCGCATTGACGACCTGGCCGCTCAGGTAGTCGCTTCTGATAAAGGTCGCAAGGTCTATCGCAAGGCCGCTCATTTCCTTGAACAGGTACTGTTCGAGCCTGCCCGGCATGGCGTCGAGCCGTGCGATAAGTTCGTCTGTACCAACTAAATAGGCTTTGATCATGTGTCGCTGCTCTCCTTTCATGCGGTTGACAGATTCCCGTCCGATATCCGTTCTTTTTACAAGCTGGGATTCACTCTCTTACGTACCGTGCCTAATCGAGGGCCAGCAAATCAATCTCAGTTGAAATCCTTTCTATCAGTATATTATTCGTGAACTTCTGGAGCCAATCCTCAACCTTCTGAAGTACCGCCTCTATCGCGGGCATCACTTCGGGAGATAAGCCCAAGTCTGCTATATCTATATTAAAGGGAGCCACCATCACATAGTTGTCTCGATAGGATCTGACCCGTTCGTTGACGGTCCGGATTGCGTCATCGCCGAAGCCCTCTTGCTTCATTTTTTTAGCAATCAGCTTCTCTGCGCCTGACCAGTCATCCTTCTGAGGAAATGCGAATACTTTTGCCATTACCGTCTCCATTTCAGGTTAAAGATTCTTATCCCGCGTCTCCGCGTGAGCTGTCTTTACCGTCTCAACGGGAGATTGCCGTCGCGGATGGCGCGGCGGATTCCCCGCAAGATTGTCGAATTCGACCGCGAGACATTCCTATCAAAGGACTCGGCATCGCTCGCGTGTATGTGCACATTGGTATCGCCACCGCGCCTGCCGCCGCCTTGGCCCTCGCCGGTCATCTGGCGGACGCTTTCAGCGAGGGGGGCCGGGAGGACCATTTCGCGCGCATGGAGCATTGCAAAAGAGTTTGCCGGAACATCCCACCCTCCAGCCGCGCTGGCCACCATGCCTTCGACTGAAAGGACGGCGGCCATCGCGCCGGCGGCGGCAGGAGGAGCGATAAAGGGGCCAACGTACGGAATGCCTGCCAGGGCTGAATAAACTCCGGCGAAGGTCTCGGCGGCATATGATCCAATCGCCTTAAGGGCCGACGCCGCGAGGGACATAAGGCCCATTGATGAGCCCATCGACTCGGCTGCGGCCCTCTCCGTTGCGCCCATTGTCGTGGCCGCCGTCTTGGTCGCTTCGCTGGCCAGCCATTGGCTCACCAGGCGCTTCAAGAGCGTATCGATCACATAGCTGAAGAATTTTTCCTCGAGCTGCTGCATCGTTCTCATGAGGCTCTGGTGGTGGAAGAGCATCTGGGACATCGCGCTACTGACCTGGTTCGCATAGCCGTCCCACTTGGTTTTTTCGGTATTGAGGTACTGGTCTTCGTCTTTTTGCATCTTGAGCAGGTGCTGGTTCTGTGCCTTTTCGATGGCATCCCACGTCTTAACTTGCTGCGCCAGCGTTGCGTCTCCGCGCTGCTGGAGGATTGCCAGTTCGTCGTAGTAGGCTTTGATTTCGAGCGCGTATTCCTGGTTGTAGAGCGCCTGGAGCTGGCTGAAGCGCTGGCCGGCCGATACCTGGCCGAGCGCGTAGAGTTCGTTGATCCGTTCTTCCTCGATCTTGATGGTGGTCTGGGCGTCCGAGCGCTGCATGTCCGCCGCGCCTTTGGAGATGGTTTCGGCGTTTTTAGCCGCCTGCTGGGCCTGCGTCTGCCCTTCGGTGTAGAGCTGCTTCTGGGCGTCCATGAGGCTTCGCCATATTTCTTTCGCCTCTTCGGACCCGGCTTTGGTGTGCTGCAACTGGGCCGCCCAAAACTGCTCAGCGATTGCCGATGCGTTTTTATCCCAATTTTCGTACAACCGAAGCATGTCTTCCAGTTGCTTATTGAGCGTGGCGACCGGGTCCTGTCCGCCGGCGCCCTTGGCTGTAGCGGCCTGATCTTTGGCTTTCTGGATGTCGGCGTCGGCAGTTTGTTTGCCTGGAAGAGGCGCGGAAGGCTCAGGGGGGCCGACGAAAGGCTGTGTTTTTTGGAGAGCTTTCTGCGTCGTTGCATCTATTTCGGCGAGCCTTGCTTTCATCGTTTCGTTGATTCCGGCAAGATTTGCATTTAGGTCGGCTTTGTCTTTCGCCCAGCTCGAATCTCCGCCCATGAGGGCGTCCTTAATGTGAGCAGGCATGCTGGCGACAGTATGCCATACGGCTACCAGCTTTTCGGCGTCGGCCGCCGCCACGACAAAGGCCTTTGCCAACTCGTCGATTACCGTGATGCATCCCCGAATAGCCGTCGGACCGCTTTCATTGAGCCATGCGGCCAAATCCTTGAGCGGTCCCAATAATACCTGGCCTATCTTCATTTCCACCGCCTGCCAGGCTCCGTGAAACTTATTCAGTTCCTCCTCATATTTGTGGACGGCCTGGACGCCGTTCTTGTCCAGCTCCATTCCCAACTCTCTGGCGGTTTTTGCCCCTTCCGCCATCATTTCATTATCGAGGCGCAAAAATTTGCTTAAATCTCCAGCCCTTCCTCCCATCAGGGCCATTGCAATCTGCGCCTGATTTGCCCCTGGCGCATATTCGGCAATCTTGGCCCGGACCTGTTCCATAACGTCTACGAGGTCTTTGGCGTTGCCTGTCACGGGGTCTTTGAGGACGATCCCGAGATTTTCCATCACGTCGGCGTTTTGCTTGACATTGCGTTCAAGGCGCTGCGCGATCTGCAGATACTCGTCGGAACTCATTCCGAGTATCTTAAAAGACATGGCTAGATCGGAAGCCTTTTCCGTGCTAATTCCAAGCCTCGATGAGAGTCTGCCTACTTCGTTGCCCCAGTCTACCGTGGCATCCATAATGCCTTTAAATAGAGCCCCGGCGCCGACGGCGCCCGCCAACGCCAAAAAGCCCGTTTTGAGGGTGTCAAGCGAGCTGGAGAGCTTGTCATGGGCCGAGCTTACGGATTCGACCATTTTCTTCTGTGACTCGGCTACCTGCTGTGACGCCTGGGCGGACTTGTCCCCGAAGTCCTTTAGGGAGTCCTGCATATCTCCCAGTGCGCCCTTGACACTGTCATTGGCCTGCTCCATTGCAGACTTGAGCTCGCTTATTTGTGCCCCGAACTTGATTTGGACGTCATCATCGGACATTGGCGGCTATCCTCCATTGAGCACTCAATGGTGAAGAGAAAAGAATTCCAACATTTTCCATTGTCTTAATTATTCTTGGCGGATGAATAACCTTTGCATTTTACTGCTCTTTCTGCGCTTCCGCAGACCGCCCCCTGGTCAGCCCCCGGCGCCGCGTCGTTTCCCCTTTGGGCACCCCATTTTGATTGGAGCCTCTTTTCTCATAGAGGGCGGCGAATACGCTCGGCAGCCCTATAATCTCATCGGCGTCTATGTCTTCGCGCACCTTTTCCAAGCTGAGTTCAGGATAATTTCGGACCAGGGCGCAGTGGATGATTTCAATGTTAGCTTCCATCTGCTCGGACTCATTCATCTCGGTGAAGCGTTTCTGGACTTCCATAGCTTTTTTAAGGCCTTCCAAGCCCAAAGGGGGAAGCATGTAAGGCGCGCCCCCGATTTTGATTTCCTTCCCTTCGATCATGGCTTCCTCTCCTATTTCATGAATGGCTTAATGCCGGTTCTGTGATTAAGACGGATCGGGTTTTTCAGCGCTCCCCTAAGGAATTGCGCCGGCGACGGGCGGTTCCTGGCCCTGGCCCGGCTGGATATTTTCAGCGATTTTAACCGGCTCTGGACGGCCCTCCGGCTGAATGTAGTCGAGCCCGAGAAGTCCGGCGCACTGTTCGGCGGTCTGGATGCCCTTGTCGACCCAGGTGCTCATGATCTGTGTCTGGACGAGCGGATCCGTCGATTTTTTTTCTTCCCAAGAAAATTCGACGTTTGCCTTAAGGAGATAGTTCCATGTGAGATAGTTGACCAGGTTGGCGATCCAGCGCATGCCCGGGAGCTGCCCCTGTTCCTGTGCAGTTTGCTGCTGGGTTTGGGCCGTGGCGCGGTTCATCATTTTGACGAACGGGGCCGGCGAGACGGAAAAACAGTAGCAGACGACGCGCGCGAGCCATTCGTCGAAGTCGCCCTTGAGGGCGTCTTCCTTGATCGGGATATATTGCGATCCGTCGGGGATGAATCTGGCATGACGCCATTCTGCGGTATTGCCCGCGAGGATGGAGTCCCAGTAGGCCTGGTATGTGGCTATCTGCTCGACGTTCCATTCCTTGGGGACCGATATAAGTGCTTCGGGGACATTTCCCTCAGTGTAGTATTGCAGTTTGTGCAACTCGCGGCGCAGCGCGATATTTACCGTTAGGGCTATCTGTTCTACTTCCGGGAACCCGTAGACGTGATTCGTGCGCACGTTTCTCGGCCGGTAGACCAGCTCGTCGGCGGTGTATTCGACTACGGGAATGCCCTTTATGATCTGCTGGTAGGCGATCGAAGGGGGCCTGGGAAGGCGCCCTCGCCCGTCGATCAGGGGCTTTACGGTCGCTCCGTCGAGCAGTTCGAAGCAGTAGGTCGCGCCTTTTGCCGATTCCCGGATTTCCCCCTTCTTGGTGGGCCTCGGGTAGACCGTGGCCGCATCGATGATAAACCGGTCGTGGAGGAGAGCGCGAAGCCATTCATCCCAATTGTTCTGTTTATCCGGCGACTGCCAGAATTCGGAGACATCCTTCAACTCGGACTTACCGGCCGTATAGCCGTCGCGCGCAATGAAGCGCCATCTGAGGGCTGCGTATTCATCCTTGCGCGTTTCGATGACGAGCTTCAAGACATCGAGATTGACCGCCAGGGCACGGAGATCGTCGAAGGAAAGCCGTTCTTCCTGCCGAGGGATGATCCGCAGGTTGTAGCCGACCGGGTAGTCGTACTGACGCCCCAGGACGCCGAGCAGCTCCGCCAATTCGGGCCGAACGGCGGGTTCGATCGGCTGCAGGGGACCGAAGTAAGTGGCGCTCGTAACGCCCTGGACGCGTTCGGTGCTTCTCTGAGCCGAGAGGCCGTCACCGATCGAGTAGTATATATTTCCAGATGCCCGAGGCGGATTATTCATTCAGGGCTCTCCAGCTCAGGATCACGGGTTCGTGACCAAGCTTGCACTGTTCGGCCCCGCTCTGCCGAGTTCGGTCACGATGAAGATGGGACTGAGCGAGTCTAGATGCCTTGACAATCCACCCTTTTTTATCGATCTCTGTGATAGGCACTAAAATTTTTGGCATCGGGTCTTCCTTCTAAACGGTAGTGAAGCCTTGTAACAGCAATTGGCCGAGATCCGTGTCTTGAGGCAAGTTGGCCAAGGGGATCTGACATTCCCCGTTAGGTATATGGACAGCGCCGTTTATATCAGTTAAAGAAAACACACCGGTCGGGAACTGGAGCAAAGTCGCCATTGTTAATCTCCTTCTGTAATTAGAAAAACTGAATTGCTTCGACCATATTCCGGCCGATCATCCAGACTGAACTTCCACACTTTTATTTAGAAACGAAGCCGAGCGGCGGAGGAGAGAAGAACCGGCAGCAACCGACGGTTCTATTCTCGCAGTCGACCCGGCCCAGACGCCTCGACTGCAAACCGGGCAGCACGGAGTCCCTAGTCAGTTTCCGGCACCTTCCATGCTAAAATTTTTTCCTGCGTAATATTCATGCGAGGCTCCAAACAAAATACCCGGGGTGACGCTTCTGGACCGCGCTCGGTTAAACCAGGCGGAAGCAGGGGAAAGAAGCCTCGATTGAGGTCAGGCCGATCGGTGCTCATTTTAGTTTCTTGTCTCATTTTTATGATCTTCCTGACGCAAACATTCCACCCATTAATTAGCTCCAGCATCTCGACGTATATGGCGTCCCTGGCCTTAATCTTTTCGGCTAACTCAAGCTGGCCCTCGATCCACAAAAGACGGACGTTGATCGAGGCCCTTTGGTCTATAAGCTTCCGCAGCGCGTCGCTTTCCCGCGCGATATGAGACTCAAGAGCGATTATATCGTCCCGCGCACAGACCGTTTCGGAGTCGGCAGGGGGCACTTCTCCCCGAGAGAGGGCGTGAGAACGGGCAGCTCTATTTTTTGCCAACTTCTCCTCTAAACCTTGCTTCAGATCGCGATATCCCTGGATTTTCGAGGTTAACTTATCTATCGATTCATTAAGGTGAGGCAATTGATTGTTTTTGTGCACCGATTCTTTCAAGAGAGCTTGGCCGTCAATTATAAAAGGTTTACAGCATTCCGAGCTAGCCACTTGAGCCTGGATACGATGATGATGACGACCAGTGATGCAGAATCCGGAGGTGGGTACACACATTGGACATGGCTCCGGTATGTAATAGGATGCGAAATGTTTCTTCGCGGCGCATCCATATGGCGTATCGCTAGAATACGATCCACCTATTTTTGCCATCCTCTTTTCTCCTTTGAATGCTTTGCGGTTGCTGGCCAGACTGAATTCTATGTGTAGCCAAAAGATCCTAGCCGAACACTGCGCCGACTGAACCTTTTGGCGATCTCTTCTTGCGCGGCTTCCGCAGTCGCTGATTTTTTCCAAGTAATCGAAACGCCCCGTGTCCCGCACGGGCGGCTCGCATCCCCTGCTGCCAAGACGCTAAGAGGCGAAAACCGCTTTATTCCTCTTTGGCAACCCTTTTTAACAATTCAGTTGTTTTTTGGTGAACCGTCATTTTATTGAGTGCGTCAAGCGTGAAGCCTCCCTTTTCCGCCAGGCGTCTGTCGAGCGCGTCGAGCTTTTCAAGTTCAGCTTTTCGGGCGACCTTGTACGATGCCAACAATTGCTGACAACTGGCATCCAATCCCTGTGCAGACTTCCTCAAGGCTCTACCTCTGTAGCCGCGCCGCAGTAAACGAACTAATTCGTCAATCTGGTGACCCAGTTGTGGTGCCGACTTCTTTAAAGTACCTCCAAGAACTTCTGTCGTAGCCATTTGCTCTCTCCTTCCTATCTCTCCGACGCTCAGTCTTTCGGTTTTTGGAGCTGGTCCTCATCAAAAAAGAGGGGCTGACGTCCAGGAATTGTCAGATTCCCAGACCCTCAACCCCTCGCAGGCCGATAGCTCGAATGTGTTTTTGCATCGGCAGAACGTTCGAGCAACGTCTCTTCAGTCTGCAGAACCTAGCCGGTGCAAACTATTTCTTATTGTACGCAATCGTTCCACTTTTAATGCGTTAAGCGGATTGGCTTACACTGGCTTTCAGCCCTCCGCGTCTCAGCTTCTTACCTGAAAGTTGCGCCTCCGCGACATTTTCTCCCGAGGCCTGAGCGCTCCGTTGTCTGTAGGCAAACTCCTTAACCTTGGCCTCCAGCACCATTTCTTTGACGGCCTCCGTTATGTCCTGCACCGCAAGGCGAGTCTCGAATAGAATATGAGCCAAGCCGAGCAAACTGTTCCCCTCAAATGGACACTCTGGCCACGAACCACCCGGGCAATTATCCTCTGGGCTCTCCGGGTCAGTAGATTTTGTGGCGCCGTATAGAAACGCGCAAGCGAGCGCCAGGGCGGCCTCAGTTTTTTCTAATCCCCCCACAATATCGTGTTCAGTGCCAAAAAGCTTTTTCATGATTAATACGCCTTTCTTCTAAGGTTCAATCGGCCTCGACTCCCTTTTGTCCGGCCGTGAATGGCTCCTCGCGGCGGCCTATCTCTATGACGCTGAGGCCATTTGCCTTTCTTGCCTTAATATGTTTCCAAGAGCGGCCCAAAGACGTTTCATTTTCGGAATGTCGGTGCACCAGTTGACGCTTTCCTTGCCGCAGAATAATTGACATAGGCCCCTCAGCCTCTCTTCGCCGTTCGGTATCTGATCGGCCAGGGATTTGATCCTGCGCCGGAAAACGAGAACCTGCTCGTCTACTTCGCCGGGCCTCTGTTTCGGCTTCCAGCCCCTGTTTCTGACTGCCGCGATAAACGCCGATAGCTGCACGTTCGACAAAGCGGCCGCAGTGGAAACGGCGAAACACTTCTCAAGAAGTTTCGCCAAGTCCGACGCCATCCTGGGTGAAAGCTCAAGGTCAAGACTCCGCAAGTAAAACAAAG